AACCATGCAAGAGAATCTCCAAGCGTCCTTACGCTGCACATAATCATAACTGTTTTATCAGTAAGATCAAGCGTCTCCCGGAATACACCATGCTTCCCGGTTATCGTAACCGTGTAGTCCATGTAGTACTTAAAAGGAAAGCTCCGCCTGCATCCGGCGGCAAGGGGTATGTCACACAGTACGTCACCTGCGGATGTTTCGATATGGAGGTTAAATATATCATCGCTGTCACTCGGAGAATGGCATCGAAATCCGTAGTTGAAATCATATTTGATTCCGGTAACTTTGTCCTCGAACAAAGGAACTTCCGGCAGTACGCCCCAACTTTCAGCCCATATTTCCGATCCCTGCATACTTCCTCCTTATTGTATAAGTGCTTTGATATCTTCTATTTCTGATTGACTGCAACTATTTATATCTTTTGCCGACACCCTGACGATCATCACTTTTACACGATGCTTAATCGCACTGGCCAGCGACTCCGCACCGAGTTTTCCGGCTTTATCATTGTCATAAGCGATATACACTTTATCGTATGTACAAAGAGATTCAGCCTGGCTTCTGCTCCACTTGACACCGAAGGTATGTACAGCTCCGGCACCGATGCTGAGAGCATCAAACACTCCCTCACACACAATTACTTTACTGTAAGGTACATCATCTTCTCCGTACAAGACATCTTTATGCATTATCCGTTCATACTCAGGATAAGCAGTCATGTACTTTACTTTGCAATTGTCCGTGTAATCCCTGCATTGATAAGACACCGGTATCCCGTTATGCATCAACGGAAAAACGATCCTACCTGCAAACATTCCGGTAAGGTTGCCATCGGGTTTCGGCATTACAAACTCAGTATCCGTGTACGTAATACCGCAGCGCTTTACCATACTTACAAACTCATCTATCGACATCCATTTAAATCTTCTCCTCAAGTATATGAAAGGAAATTTGGCTCTCAATATATTTCCCGACGAAGGAACTTTAAACTCAAATGCCGACGAACATACTTTGGCAGGATCATCGTTATGCTCACTTTTCGATCTGCATATGTACCTCCGTACAATCGCTTTTGATTCCGATGCTCCGCAGTGAAGCAACTCGTGGATTACAGAATTTATGTTGTGAGTTCCGCACCGGAAACATGTTGCCTTGCCGTCATCTGTGAGACCCAAATGAAAATCATTATCCCCACAGTAAGGACAGCATACATTGGCCCACTCCCTGCGCAGTTTGTAGGGGATGTGGTTGTCCTCCAGAAGCTGTACAATCCCGTCTCTCATACATCTAGAATTTCTGCGCAATAAATTCAGGGCCGAACGGCAACGTAGAGATCACATTACAAAACATCCTCCACTCACTGAGTTTATGATTCTTTCTTTGCCCGTACACCGTTCGCAACTGCAAATAATTTGTAGAGATATGCGCAGTCAGCAGCATTCCCATAGGACACGAGTACGCAAGTTCTGCGTCATCATTCACATCTGAAAATACGTCGTCATCGAAAAACTCATTCTGTATCACAGTTGATACTTTAGGATGAAACATATATTCGTCTTTGGCAGCTCTCATGGCCTTGAGTTTGTGCATTTTCGACATAGAAGATACATTTTGAATAAAGTGGTACCTCCCACATTGCAGCCACCACACGTTAGAGGCCGTGACATCCATCGTCACAAGGATGCCGGACAGAAAATTACAATGCCCGGAATTGGAAGGGGCTTGACACAAGCGGATGGCTCTCTGAATATGCTTATTAGGGGCTTGACCTTTCATGCTGTAATAGGTTTCGATCCATTCCTCTACATCAGATACTTCATCCATTACTTT